TACCTGCTGCATTCCTTACTCTTATTGCTGCTGTGCGTATGGAGGCGATGTCTGTATCCCAGGCACGCAATCGACTTACAATACATATAGCTGGTGTGCCCAAGGATTCCAACAAAATGCCATGTTGGCAGCAGCCACTGCCAGCGGACCCATGTATGGTCCAGGCGGATGTATCAATGGAGGTCCAAACGGATCTTGTACCAATTGGTTCACTAAATCCTATTTTCCAGGAGGTGGCGGCATGAGTGCGCAAACACATGGTGGAAACTGTTGGTGCGGCGGCCACGGCGCCGGTGGACTAATTTCAATTACTTACGGATAATAACATGGCAAAAATTGAAAAAACATTTACATATCCAATTCCAGACGATTATCTATCTCAGACTAGAACCCTAGACAAGGTTGGAATTTGGACCTATAATGGACACGATACCATATGGGTGTTTGTGGACCAAGCGACCAATAGATTAAATGGCAGCTTTAAGACCCCGGACGAGAACGGAGAAACATATCCAACTCCCGTAGATCAGATCAAGGTAAAAATAGACTGTAATCAAGATCCTCTTATTGCTTGCTTGGTGGGAGCTGATGAAATTCCAGACTATGCTATATTGGATCAGCATGAAGAAACTCTCCCTGACGGTACTGTATATACAAGACCTCTAGTCCCTCCACCCGATCATACCTATGAGTTTTTGGAAATCGAATATGATCCTACCACACAAGAATTTGTAAAACCCTATCCATGGAAAAAACCTCATATAACATGGCAAGATATCAGAGAATGGCGAAACAGGGTTTTAGCCATCACTGATCATCGAGAAGCAAGCGACATGACAGAAAATCTAAGAGCTCAATGGCAGCAGTATAGACAAGCTCTGAGAGATATTCCACAGACACATGGAGCAGCACCTGGCGGAACGCCGATCACAGAACCTTGGAAAATAAAACCCTTCCAAGCTCCGGACAGCACGGAATAATAAAAAGGACCCTGGGGTCCTTTTTTTAATTCAAGACTATTGTTCTCTAGTTTAAAAGATGCTAAATTAATAGTGTCTTATAATATTTTAGGAATGATATATGTCTGAAAGAACCAAAGCCTTTTTTATCAACGGCGGCGCAGGCCGAGTACTGTGCTCTATACCTGCATTGGAAAAATATGCAGAAGAAACCAGCAAAGATTTTATCATAGTATGCGAGGGCGGAGCTGATTTTTATAGAGGGCATCCTATTCTCCATGAACGAGCATACGATCACTGGCACAAAAATCTTTTTGAAGATAAACTAATAAATTGTGATCTAGAAACACCGGAACCCTATCGTATCTGGGAATATTTTAACCAAAAATGTTCTATTGCACAGGCCTATGATATTGCCATCAATAACAAAGGCATCAGAGAGCTGCAGAGACCATTTTTAAAATTATCTAACGATGAAAAATTCCTAGGTTATAATATTGTCAAAGAAGTAAAAGAAAAAACAAAAAAAGAAAAAGTAATCGTTTTCCAGCCATTTGGTCGGGGAGTAAAAGCAGAAAACAACATCATTTTCGATCTTTCAGGTCGAAGTTTTGAAGGCACACATGTTATCAATATTGTCAAAAAATTGCAAAAAGCAGGATATGCAGTTATATTGATGTCTGAAATTGGTATTGATTTCGCCAAGCACGGTTGTAAAGATCCAGTAGCAATTCCACAGAACGTTGCACTGAGACAATGGGCTGGGATTATTTCTCAGGCAGATTATTTCTTTGGTTGCGATTCGGTAGGACAGCACATAGCAGCGGCACTCGACAAACCCGGTACAGTGGTGTTAGGATCGACATTTGCTGTCAATGTGTCTTATCCCGATTATGAAAAATTTGATATATTAGACATGGGCGGGCAGGTACGCAGATACAGTCCAATTCGTATTACCATGGACGACGTGGCTGATCGAGGCAACGACGGCATCATGCAGATGAATGATAAGATTGAGGATGTTATCGTAGAATCGGTAGTAAAAGGCATAGAAAAATTTAAAAATAGTCCTACCGGCAATTCGGAGGTATCTATTACTACTGCACCTGCTGGATGTCCTACCTGTTAACATGCAGAGATTTTTCGCCTTTGGCTGTAGTTACACACACTATGCATGGCCCACTTGGGCTAATATGTTATCTTTTGAATACGACGAAACATATAACTACGGTCTCGAGGGTCTGGGAAATAAAGCCATCGCAGAAAGAATCGCAGAAGCTCATGCCAGGCATCGATTCACCAAAGATGATATTATTATAGTACAATGGAGCAGCCATTTAAGAAATGATTTTTGGCACCCATACAGTTGTCGAGATCGACCATATCGATGGAAAACCTCGGGCAGCGTGTTTAATTATATCAATCAAAAGCTCTATGACAACGAGTGGATTGAAAAATTTTTCTATGAACCAGCATATGTCATGCACACTTTGAATCATGTGTCTCTTGTTCAGGGATTTTTACAAGGGATCGGATGTGATTGGTATATGACCAGCATAGGGGATCTACGAAATCTAGGTTCGGATCTTAGAACAAATGCCGATTATGGAGAAACCGGAAATATAGCCAATCCACTCGATCGCGGATCTGTTAAACTAGCCTGGAAAAAAATACCAGAATTTGAAATCTACGAAGAATCTATCTGGCAGAAACATCAGGATCGCTGGCTGACCCCGATGGAAGTACATGCTCAAAAATATACGGATCTTACCTATAACTACTACGATAACACAGACAATGGAAAAAACATATATGTAGACGATCTTCATCCAACTCCTCGACAACATCTTTTATGGTGCCAGGCTGAACTAAAGGATAAATTAAAGATATCAAACGACACTTTCACAGCATCGGAGGAAATTGCTGATATTGTGGATGAATTTTATAAAAAAACAAAACACAGTAAAAAAGATTTTGTTTGGGGATTGTATACCACTGATTTGTTCCCTGAACATCTAGGTAAAATGAAATGGCCGATGCCTGTTATAGGATTTTAGATGAGTAAACGTTTTTTTGCTTTTGGATGCAGTTACACTAGTTATAGTTGGCCAACTTATGCCACCCTACTAGGGTTGGAATATGAGGAATCTTATAATTGGGGTTTAACCGGTATTGGTAATCGAGCCATCGCAGAGAGGGTAGCAGAAGCACACTGTAACTATAACTTTGGCAAAGACGATATTGTCATAGTGCAATGGAGCAGTCATCTTAGAAATGATTGGTGGGCTCCTGGTAATATCCGAGGAAGAAATCAAGGATGGAAAACCGGCGGCAGTGTTTTTAATTACATCAATGCCGAGTTATACGATAAAAAATGGATCGAAACATTCTTCTATGAGCCAGCATACCTCATGCATACACTGAATCATATATTACTGACACAGGGTCTTCTAGACTCCACAGGTTGTACATATTACATGACCAGCATAGGAGATATAAGAAACATGGGAGAGGATCTCAGAGAGGGGCCTGGATATGGTGAAAAACCTTTTAATCGAGTCGGTGTAGATAAAGTCGTCGATCATGCATGGGAAACCATACCAGAGTTGAGAGTTTATCAGGAAAAAATCTGGAATCAACATTCAGATCATTGGTTAATGCCCATGGAATTATTTTGTCAACAGCATGCAGATTTAACTTTTGAATTTATCGATACTAACAATTCTTCTGCAGAGACATTCCTAGATATCCATCCCACTACCACTCAACACACGCTATGGATTGAACAGGAACTAACAAAGAAATTGAACATTTCGAATGAAACTATCAGTATATCAAAAGAAGTTGGAGAATCTATTGATAAACTTCAAAATCGAATGAAACAAGATAAGAGAGCGTTCGAGCATCTATTAGCAAGATCATACCAATTCCCCGAACGTTTCATCGATCGAATTCGGTGGCCTGGCATGTATTACGGATTTTAAAGGAAAATCATGAATAACAAAGATATTTGGATAGCAGCTATCGCTAGAGGACACAACAGCAGTGTGTGCCTGCTTAAAAATGGTAAGATCGTCTTTAGCATAGAAGAAGAGAGATTGAGTCGACACAAATACGACGGCGGGCCATATGCTGCCATGCTTAGGATTTTAGACTACACAGATAAGATAGATTATCTTGTTGTAGCACACACCCAAAAATTATCAGACACCGCAGGCAAGGTCGATTTCAGTGGCGACGATGTCTATACCGGCCTTGCAAGAAAACTAGGATTGATCAGTAGAAAAGAATCACCATTTAATCATCCACAAGTAGTTGACCTTAGCCATGTACATCACAAACTACATGCAGCCTGTGCATTTTATAGATCAGGTTTCGATAAAGCCACGGCTGTGATCGTTGACGGTGCTGGAACATTTATTCCATTAACAATCAACGGAGAAAACGTAATAGGCTGGGAAACCGAAAGTGTCTATGATTGTTCATATCCAAACAATTTTAAAACGATTTATAAACACATCGGTCTTAGGGGACCAAATCCGGGTGCTTATATCAAGGATTTCGACAGCTCGATCTACGACGAACCAGGCAGCGTTCATGAAGCTTTGATCACAGATAGAGCAGGAATCACAAAGGTCTACGAAGCAGTGACCCAATACTGTGGTTGGTCGAGCATTGAAGCAGGAAAAACCATGGGACTTTTTCCATATGGAAAACCCACAGATCAAATTCCAGAATTATTTGATGAATCTTCTAGTCACGCACTGTCTAATAGAAATCTGATCGTTCCTACCTACCCGAACGGTGCTGTGGTCAATGCAGGTTTGTTTGACTATTTAAATGACAATTCACCAAGTATTTCCGTGTGGGGAGACAACGGGGACATAACCTTGCTTGAAAACAGACGAGATTTGGCTTATGCTTGTCAAAAACAGACTCAGCAACAGGTACTTAATTTAATTCGATCAGCTGTTGCTCGAACAGGTGAAAAAAAGGTAGTGATCAGCGGCGGCTATGGATTAAATTGTGTGGCTAATTATTTTTATCTCGAAGGGTTAAAAGATGAAGGCATTGAGATCTATGTAGAACCGATTTCCAATGATGCTGGAACTGCTATAGGTGCTGCCTTGATGTTTTATAAATCTCTAGAACCTAGCAGTAATATCGATTATTCTCGTGACGGATTATATCTGGGATTTCAGTACAATTATTCTGACCTTGACATAGAGAAATTCAAAGATACCCACGGAATTGAGTTGCTTTCTGCGGAGGACAGCGACATTGTTGATCTTTTAATAAACAAGAATATTGTGGCATTATTTCAAGGTCAGTCGGAAAACGGTCCACGAGCATTAGGCAATCGAAGCATTCTATTTGATCCGAGATTTATCGACGGCAAGGATTTTGTTAACAGTGTAAAACACAGGGAATATTTCCGCCCATTTGCTGGCAGTATTTTACAGGACTTTGTTCACGATTGGTTTGATCTTCGAGGTATGGACAGCAGTCCTTACATGATGTATGCAGTCAACTGTCAACCGGGAGTTGAAGAAAAAATTCCTTCAATAATCCATGTTGACGGTACCTGTAGGATCCAAACAGTTACTGAACAACAAAATCCTCTGTATTACAAATTGATTAAAAAATTCTACGAAACTACTGGGTGTCCTATTATTTTTAATACTAGTTTTAATCTAGGAGGAGATCCTCTTGTTGAAACTCTGGAGGATGCTGTCAATACCCTAATTAACAGTGATATTGAATATCTGTATCTGCCAGAATACCAGAAATTGATTAAAGTTGCTAATAATAGGTAAGAGAGCTTTTCGACATCTGGCTAAATATTAGAATATAATATTGGGCTGATATGAACTTTGATAGATATTTTTTCCGAGGTTTAAAAGGAACACTCCGGTTTAATCACGGAGTTAACCTTGCGTATAAGGGACCGTGGATTACGATACGTAATAATACTCTCATCGACGAGTTTTATGTGGGTGAATTTATGGCAGCAGAATACACAATATGTGTAGACGCCGGACCTACAGAAAAGGAAATAATCAAATGCTTAGTGATAGCCGGGCTCGATAGAGCAAGTATTACTATGTATGGTAAAACATCTCTAAGCAATGATTTAATAAATTTAATAGTGACAGTTGATGATTCGAAATTAAAATTAGCAGCTTCTCCGATAGGAACATCGGAAAAAAAGTTGATATTTAGTAGTAACTATTATCACTCTATCACTGATATCGCGAGATAAAAATGAGTGTTAATTTTTCTCCTTTAAAATCAAATTTTGGGTTTTCGAGTCCGGGATTTGCAGTTTCAAATACAGGTAACTTGCAGGCCGAAAATCTGCAAATTCAAGGCAATGCTACAGTAAATGGAACTTTGTATTTCAATATCATTAGCAATATTAATGGTAACGACGATACACTTCAACCATTTTCTCTTTTAGATACCTCCGATTCGACTATTAGTCTTTCTCCTCTTATTAAAAATAGTTCGTTGACAGGGTTGGGGGTACTTAACAGACTAGAAGTAGACGGTGATGTATACATCGGTATAGCATCTACCAATTTCTTAACTATCGACAACGGCAGAGTAGTTGTTAACAATATAAATCTTGGATCTATTGAAAACTCCACAATAGGATTAATTACACCTGCAGAAGCAAGATTTACAACAGCTACTATGGCAACAGCAACAATAACAAATACACCTACATTAGCCGGACATGCTACTCGTAAAGATTATGTAGATTCGAGAATTTCGGCACTTAGTATAGCATTAGGATCTTAAAGGATTAAACATGGCAAAGAAGCAGATAAAAAAGTATATATTCGAACCGGGTATTAGCAAAGATGATAATCTTTTCCCTAAAGCTGTTGCATTACTGTTAGCCAATAAGGGTTTTTTACAAGCACAGGTAGTGGCATTTATTAACAATCAGATAGCTAATAGTGTTGCTCCTTTTGTTGGGTATACCTATGCTTCACAAAAATGTACAAGAGACGTTGGATATTTTATTGATGCTGTAGCACACGATCTAAGATACGGCGGTAATGTGCAGTGTCGAAAAATTGCTGATTACTTTTGGATCGACGGAGAACCACAAATTAGAGGCGACGTTAGTCCTGAAATAGCCGGACAAACATATCTAAAAAATATTATAAACAATTTTATTTTTACAAATACAGTGGTCAGCCCCTCCTATTCACAAACCGCTGTGCCGCAGGTGTTTTTATCAAATAATAATGTTCCTCAAAATGGCGAAACAGGAGCATCTGCTCGAAATACCACACTTTGGTCTGTTTTCAGCGCAGTGATACAAAATGGACTCTCGGCCATGCCTGCAAAAGAGCCAGGAGTTACTTCGATAAAAGTCATAGGAAACTATAGTGTTGATGAATTCCTATTGATCACAGATACATCTACTGGCAATATTCTATATAATTTTGCTGATTCTTCAAGACCAATCACAGTGAGCCTGAAACAAGGAAGAAGCAGCGGCAACGGCGAATTGTTAAGTGATCTAGATTTTCCTTACTGGTGGCAGACCAGCGATGCCATTACTACTGTATACTTTGCTGTTGATACCACTAGTTTATCAGCATCGGCGCCAATACAAATATTTGTAGAAGAATCACACCAAACCATAAGACCATGGGACTTTGGCACAGATGCTGTAGAACGCATGCGTGTAGCTGCTCCGCAGGCCATGCTTGATGCTGACTTTGAGTACGGACTACAACCTACAAAATGGCAAGCATTGGGACAGATACGGCAATACCCAAGTCTGTATGAAATCCCCGGCACTGACCTCTCGGTGATTGCTGTGGGCACAGATGCTTCAGTGGGCACTGGAAGTTTTGGATCTTCACTGATTACTGTAACAACTTCAGGCACACATGGTTTTTCAGCTGGCCAACCTATCACAGTCAAAGGACTGAATGCTGCTATTTCTGGATTTGCAAGAGCAGAAGGAAGTTTTTTAGTTTATAATGTTCCTAGTTCTGTGAGTTTTACATACTATGCTTCTGCTAGAGTAGGCACTTCGACTAATGACAACTTGTATACATCATTTGTGCAGATTAGGCAAGCAGCATTTTTCACAGGCGCATCGATAGGTCAACCCACTTTTTCTGTGTTTAGCAATGGATCTGAACAGACCGTGCAAACACGTTTTATTTCAACATCAGGCAGTTCTATTATTGCATACACAGGGTCCGCCCCCACGCCAGGTTCGCCTATTTCTGGATCACCTAGCATTATAGCTGGCACATCAATATCCGGTTCCGTTGGAAGCAACACTGTGAGTGCTAATGTAAAAACCAATGTAAGCAGTGTATCTAGCACCTCATTAACATTGGTAGATCTGACAGGTGTTCAACAGAACATGGCTCTATCAGATGCTAGCGGTAACGGTTTGATTATTAGTTCTCTAGATGGAAATACATTGAATCTTTCAGGGCCGTTAGGAAGAACTTATGTAGGAGCAGACGGACAAAATACCGGAGTGTCGGGCTCGAATATAAATCCTATCGGAGTCGGGGCAACATTCAAAGTAGATAGAGTTAGTGGAGCTTACTCGGTATCAGATCCGGCTGACAGTTCAGCAAATGGTCAAAATTATGCAGTGGGAGATAGAATAGTACTGTTAGGCTCCGATCTAGGCGGCACGGATGGCACTAATGATATCGTGATATCTGTTTCCGCTGTTAATAGCGGTGGAAGTATAAATTCATTTGCATTTACCGGTACTGCATTTGATGGTTCAGGTACATACACATCAGTGTTTATGTCGTCCACTACTGGATCGGGAGTTGGCGCTGCTATCACGGTACTTAGAGAAGGCGGAACAGGTATTTATGATATCACGCTAGTATCGGGAGGTTCAGGTTTTACTTCCGGCGACAGTGTGACTTGGCTAGGTAGTCTATTTGGCGGAGTCGACGGAACCAATGATATCGTAATGCTGGTTGACGGTGTAACCGGCGGTGTTATCATAGATTATAGAATAGTTCCTACCCCCCTAGGAGCCACAGGGGACGCAACTTATGCTGCGGTATCAGGTACAAACGATTCGCCGGCTGGAGTTTCGGCAGTGTTTACAGTAATAAGAAGCAATGGTCTATATTCTGCCACAGCTACAACTCCGGGAACTGGCTATAAAATTGGAAATAGAATAAAAGTTTTAGGAACCAATCTTTCTGGATCTTCACCCTATAATAATGCTATTTTATCAGTGGCATCTATTGGGACTAACGGAGCAATCACATCTGTAACAGCATCTGGGATAACCTATGTCGGTGATAGTGTTTCAATATATCCCACGTTAACAATCAGCGAAGCATTGACTGGAAGTATATCAAATAATACAATTTTAAATGTTGGTGCAATTCCTACTATCCAAGTCGATTTTTCGTCAAACCACGGATTACTTCCGGGGACTACTATTTTATCTTCGATTACTTCTCAGCCAGCTCCTAGTTTTGATTCGGTAAGTCAAACATTGCCATCTTCAGGTTCGTGGACTGGTATAGCATGGACAAATGGTCAATGGGTCGCTGTGAGATCTGGCAGTAGTGCATCAGCAAAAAGTTCAAATGGAACGTCATGGACCGCCGGTGGAGCTTTGCCTTCCAGTACCACATGGACTTCGGTCGCCGCAGGTCTCATAGGAACATCTAACTATTTTGTAGCTATAGCCAGCGGTGGAACCGCTGCAGCTTATAGTACAGACTTTGGTTTGACTTGGTCTGCATCAACGCTACCGTCGTCGTCAACCTGGTCTTCTGTGACATATTATGGGGGATATTTTGTAGCCATAGCCAGCGGTGGAACCGCTGCAGCTTATAGTTCAAACGGTACAAGTTGGACAGCGTCTACACTTCCATCTTCTGCTACTTGGTCAGATGTAGTAGGAGGTCTCATAGGAACATCTAACTATTTTGTAGCCATAGCCAGCGGTGGAACCGCAGCAGCATATTCTCCAGATAACGGAGCAACATGGGCGGCCACCGGAGCCTTGCCAGCCAGTACTACATGGAGTGCTATATCTTTCGGGGCTAATAGATTCGTTGCTGTGGCCAGAGGAACCGTAAATGCAGCCGTTAGTACAAATGCGTTAACATGGGCAGCTTCAACTTTGCCAACTTCGGCCAATTGGAATTGCATAGATTATAGCAATGATGGATTTTTGGTTATAGCAGACGGCAGTACATCTGCACTGACTTCGTTTACTGGTGAAACTGGAACATGGACTGATCGTGTGCTGGCAGCATCTGCGACCTGGGAAGAAGTAGCAGCCGGCTCCTTTAACGGAACTACGAGATTTGCCGTAGTGGGCAATAATACTTCAGCGTTAAACGTTGATCTTTTATCAGCCAATCATCAATTAGCTACCGGTCCGCATGTAGTCACCCAAGTCCCCAGTCTTACAAGTATTAGATACCCAGCAAGAACAACAGGCGTTATTAGTACAAACATAGGGTTGGCAGGGGTTGTGTATGTAAGACCTGACAGCTTTTTCACACATAGGCCCTTTGATGGAGGAGTTCAGCTAGGTACAGGCGGTCCTTCCCATGGTGCTCAAGCCATACGTCAAAGTAAAAAATATATTCGATATCAATCCGGAAAGGGCATGATGTACACCACTGGGGGATTATTTGCTCCTAGTTACAATCTAGCGTCGGCTACTGCCAGTGGTACCAGCATCAACAGCGTTATTACTTTTACTACAGATGACACTGACCATGGTCTACAGCCAGGTGCTGAAATCGAGATAATAGGTTGCGTTTCTTTTGAATACAACGGTAGTTACATTGTTGAAAGCGTTGTTGATGCTAGAAGATTCCGAGTAAGATCGAATGTAGTAATTTCGGATCTTGTAGCATCATTGGGAGACGATTGCAAGGTGGTACTCAAACGTTGGCACGGATCAACCGTACGCATAGGAGCCTTTGACGAACAAAATGGTCTATTTTATCAATACGATGGACAGGAAATGGCTGTGGTACGAAGATCCAGTACTAATCAATTAACAGGCACAGCCGCCATAGTAATCGACAGCAACCAAGTAACCGGCACAGGTACTAGGTTCCAGGATCAATTATCAGTGGGTGATAAAATTGTAATTAGAGGAATGAGTCATGTTGTTACCGGAATTTCTAGTCAGACCGCAATGACTGTTTCCCCTGACTGGAGAGGTGCTAGCTCGATTGTAGGCGCAAGAATATGTATTACTACAGACCTCTATGTTCCACAGAGTCAATGGAACATGGATCCTGCCGACGGTACTGGACCAAGTGGATATAACATACTGCCCTGGCGCATGCAGATGTTAGGCATGCAATATACATGGTATGCAGCAGGATTTGTAGAATTCATGATGCGCGGTGCCGATGGAAAATTTGTATTCCTGCATCGAATGAGAAACTCAAACGTCAACACCGAAGCATACATGCGAACAGCTAATTTGCCAGTTCGCTATGAAGTGGAAAACGCTAGTGCAAAAAATAGACTATCGGCAGCTATTACTTCCTCGTCGACAAGTATTCCGTTGTCCAACGCCGGCAGATTCCCGTCATCGGGTGTTGTTTATATCGACAACGAATTAATTTCTTACTCTGGAAAGAATGGAAACAATCTAATTGGTGTGTCTCGGGGAGCTAACTTATCAAACTTTACTGCCGGTATCAATAGAACATTTACTGCCGGTATTGCTGTATCACATGCCGACAATTCAGGAGTAGAATTGGTAAGTTGTACTACAACTCCAACAATCAGCCATTGGGGATCTGCTTTGCTCACTGATGGGTTATTTGACAATGATCGAGGCTATCTCTTTAATTATGCAGCCACTGGCTTAAGCATCACCACTACCAAGCAAACAGCATTCATGATCAGATTGGCTCCTAGTGTTTCTAATGCACTCACTGGCGATCTAGGAGAAAGAGATTTATTAAATCGAGCACAACTGCTACTAGCTGAAATAGCCATAACTGCCGATACCGGCACAGGTGCCATTGTTGTTGAAGGGATTTTAAATCCTAGAAATTATCCAACAAATCCAACTTTTATTTCCTGGTCTGGGTTATCTAGTGCAGCATCAGGCGGTCAGCCCAGTTTTGCACAAATTGCTTTAGGGGGTTCTGTTAATTGGGGCGGTGTACCAGCAACTACGTCTACAGCAATTGTACAAGGAGCACTAACTGCCACAGTGACCGCGAGAGCATTTACGACAGTGACCAATACTCTTACCGCTGTGGCAAATCCCGTGGGCTTATCGGGATATGCTAATGCTTTGAGTGCTGCTCGATCGGATTTTGTTATCACAAACTCCAGTTATAATTCATTTTCAGGTTCTACTCCATTAAGAGTCGGTGATACACTTAGTATGAACACCACTGGTACACTAAGTGGAGTTAATATCGTAGGATCAGCAGGTCAATTTACATGCACTGCTGCTACTTTGTATGTGGGAATGACCGTGACTGTTTCTGGATCACAGCCAGGGCCAACTGGCACACCGCCGGTGCCTTCGGCGGGAACTATTTCGGGATATACCAGTCCGACTACATATCTAATATCTGCAACCAACGGAAGTACAACATTTACTCTAGTGACGTTAGCATCTGCTGCGATAACAACAGTTCCGGGCTCTCCAGCTGGAAGAACATTTACTCTGAGTAACTTCTTGACTTCTAATCAATCGATCTCAAGCATTACTCCTTCATATCTTGGAAGTTCATATACAAGAATTGTGATGAGTTCTCCGGCCAATCTTACATCCGGTGTTGGTACCAATATACCAGTGGTCGATACCAACACTATTTCAACTGGTTATAACAGTGCTTTTAGCACCGGTAGAAGTGACTTTTTAGTTACAGATGCCGACGCTGCGGTATTGTCAGCCGCTGTAGGTGATCAATTATCTGTGAATCCTTTCATAGTTGCTTCGCAGACAGTGATCTCGATCACAACCGCATATGCTTTGATTTCTGGGGTATCCTACACTAGATTTGTTATGAGTAGCATTGCTAACAGTACCAGTACATCGGGTAGTACAGTAACCGTCACGGTTCAGGCATCGACGACCAACAGTGCCTATGCAAACACTAACTATCTATTCTTTACACTTGCGAGTTGGAATGCATCCGGTGCCACTGTGGGAACTAGAATCGCAACCAGCTATACGCAATTTCCAGCAGGAACCTCTGTAGCAGCAGTTACAACAAGAAGACTAGGATCAACGTCAGTTATCCGAGCATCCATGACCCAAACCTCTAATGCTTCGATCAGCAGTGGAGCGACAACGACATTCCAGTTCGGTGATCCTCAATATGCATTGCCGGGAGAACAGGTATTTTCCTTTATTACTAACCCGGGCAGCACATCAAACCTAGACCTAAGTCAACTCAAAGAATTGACAACTACTGCCATAGGAGGACGTGGTGCATTTCCAAATGGTCCAGATGTGCTAGCTGTCAACGTCTATAAGGTCAGCGGTACAGCAATACCGGCTGCTATTATATTACGTTGGGGCGAAGCACAAGCCTAATCGTTGAGATTAGATTTTTCCCAGGATTTTAGGGTATCGAAAAGAAATCGGCGAACAGTTCCGATTTCATTTCGAAATTCTTCCATTTCACCGCTAAGTCTTTTGGTTGCAAGCATGACTTCGTGTTCTCCGTCAAGTAATACAACTAATTCTTTAAGACGTATAAGTTTGCTTGTCAACACATGTTGAAGATCTTGATCATTTATTTGAGAAATTCGATTTTGAAAATCGCTATATTCTGTTAAAAATCTTTCACTGTTCTGTATTTGTTGTATCATTTATCAGCACCAATATTGTATCGAGTTTAGTCTTTGTTATATCACTATTTAACGTAGTCTTAAGGCCAGTGTGTATATTTTTCGGAAGATCGTTCATTGATGCCCAGCATATAGTTTTAGCCGATGTTTTTGTAAATTCTTCGTTGACAAGACATACAAATGTTCCGTATTCAAATCCCTTATCTTGACTAACGTATAGTTCAATAGGCAGTATTTTACCCTCAGTGAAATCGTCAAACACTGATTGGCAATCCTCTAACACTGTAGTATTTCGAATAAATGTCGGAACAGTCCATTTAGACTCCTCTTGTATCAACAATATTCGACCTGTATTTTTAGATAGAAAAAGTATCCCTGCACGTTTTTGCATCTAGTAATTATCAAGGATCTAGATCAAATCGCCACGAACCTGACGGATATTCGCCCTCAAAAGATTTTAACCATTTGTCGCCAGCCCATCGATACTGTATACCAGTTTTAAGATTTTGGAACACTAACTCGATCGATTCAAACAACGGGTTGTCAGGGGGTAATAATACATTATCTTGTTTAGATATATTTTCTAGAGCTCGATATACTATTCCGTTGTAGACTACAATTTTTCCCTGCTGATAAACCACTGTAGAATCGTATGGTGCTATCGATGTAACCCACGTAGGCATTAGATTTACCCACGAGTTTCCATTCCACTCTATGATTGTGTTAACTTCGATCAACGGGTCAGACCCGTTGGTATTTTTCCAAGCATCGGGCCCGTCATAGACATTACGACTGCTACCGTCTAACGGATTCTGACCATACTTCATAAAACCATTTTCTCTAATGCTGCTAGAATTTACAGTGTCTAACACAAGATAACGAGTACCAGGTATAATATCAGACCTTGAACCAAAATGCTTCAACGGATTGAACTTATAAGGGTCTACGATGGCATCGATGGTCGATCGTCCGCTGGGATACACATCACTATAGATTATAGTGTTAGACGGTTTATCTTCGATTGTGACAACTAGATAACTATGATCTACTTCGTTGATAGTAAATCTTCCTTGTATTTCAAACCCTGACGCTTGCCTAAAATAGATCTTTGATAACCCCGGTTGGTAAGCACCGTGTAGATCTAATATAGTACTCCAGTCTATTCTTGGACCAGTTTTACTAGGAATCTCTTGTCCAATTGATGTCACAGCTTCGCTAACGTCTAGTATAGAAACATCATAGTCATTTTCTCCACCATTGTTACTTTTAAGCAATAAAACACCATATTTGTCTAAGTTATTAGCATGACCGCCTATGTTGTTTTCTGCATTTAAGTCGATGGTTAAATCATTTAGATTATGAAGATTTCCAGATTCGTCAAAAATATTAAATCTAATTCCTTGAACAACACCTAATTTCTTGACCTTTGCGGGTGTTGAAATATATATGGGTGTTGTAAACTCCATACTACAGATATCAATATCAGACTCTGCACCTTGGGGAATAGTTCTAGAACTAAATGTCACATTGTCTAAAAAAACTGTAGTAAGACTAGTCCAGTCTATATAGTTATCAGTGGTCTGTATTTCAAAACTAGGATTAAAAAATACCAAAATCTGTTCTAATAATTGTAATTTTTGATCAGTGTTAGATGTCCAAAGATCTGCTTTTAATTTTAATTTAAATGGCGTTGGATGTAATCGTTCGACGGTATAGTTTCCACCTTGAACATTTTTATATTCGATCATACCGTTTTCATTAGTATAGGCACGTTCTCTAATATTTAATTTACTAACAAAACTTGGATCTGATAATCTCGAAGTGTCTAATTCTAATCCTGTTATATAACAGGCAATACGCGGTACAGTAGGCATTTTGTTTTCGCTGTTATCTCTAATAATAGCTGCTACTTGGCGTGTAAGGTCTCCGTATGTAACCGGAACATGTCTGAAGTCTCCGTCGCCGGATTGATATTTGAATCCGATAAAAAAACGCATAAATTGTGTAACATAGCGTCTTATTTGTCCGTCATAAAAATGATCCATTAGTCGTCTGCCTCGGGTCTTAGAGCCTTACTAAGGCTTTGTCGTTGCTTAACAACTTTTCCGTCTATAGTATCGGTGATAGGGTTGTTAATGAATCCGGTCTTTTGTGTATATCGAACATCTTTTCCTTCAAACGGTTGTCCGCTGACGACGTCCGAGGGTCCAAGATTACTTATAGTCATTCTGATGTCGTCCTCGTATTTGAGCCATCGCTTACCGTTGAATCTAAACAATCTATTAGGTTTATAATCTGTGCGAAGATGAAATTGGCCCCTGGCTGCTTGTACAGGAAATGCTATTCCAGAACTAAATGCTGCACCATTAGGCGGTATTGCATCCTGATCTCGTTCATTGGAATAATTATCCATAGCGGGACTGACAAATTCACTACTAGCAGTATATTCTGCATATATAGGTTCACCATTTGAATCAACCAATGGTATTCCGTTTTCGTCAGTGGCTCTGTTTTCTAGAGAAACTAGTGTCGTAGTGTCGTCGACACTGATCAAATCAATTTTACCATCCTCTCGCTGGCTAACGCTGTAATATCTAGTTGTATCATAACCACTTTTAGGAGCATCAGTTTCGGCTTGATCAAGAACTGCTTGAGTTATCTGCATTTCTTTTTCATATGTAGACATAATATCTCTAAGAGTGGTATTAGACGGATCTCCATTTTCGTCAGTTAGGGCTTGATCGAGTATTTGTTTGAATTCTTGGCTATCGACTAATGGTTTACATTTCGCACGATAGAGATGTGGATACCATGTCACTGAAAATCCTTCTGCTGCTCGAGTCACTTCTTCAATCACATAGAATCGTTTGAGAGCAAACTGAAGATCGTTCAATGCAAACTCGTCTTTTAAATGAGGTAATTCTAACACATCTCCTGCAATAATTTTTCGTCCTAGTTTTTCTACAGTGTCGTTGATATGAAAAGTAATAAACACAGTATCGTTTTGTAGAAATAATCCAAATTGACTGAGATTAAAATCCGTATCTGTCAAATTGTACACACCACGAAGTATAAAAATATCAGGGTCGTATTTCCTATCTCTGTTTTCTAAGAACAGCAGATCTTGTATCTGTGAAGGATTATCTGTCGAGTACGCAGGAACTGCAGGACTGTCTGCCTGCACTGAATTACCTGGACCTAAGTATTTGTGTACAAATACATCGGTTCCGCCCACTTGGAACATCTCCCATGCGGTTCGGTCGATAAATTTAAAATCATTGCCCTTGTCTGGGCGGTATAGGCTTAATCTTGGCATATATGTATTTACCGGCACGATAAATACATATATGACTACAAACTCTCAAACCCGCCAAGGAGTCTATGACTATTGTAAAACTATGCTAGGCGATGGCATGATTGACATAGAATTAGATCCTAAACATTATGAAACCGCGCTAGACCGTGCATTAGGCGTATTTAGACAACGCTCTGATAATGCCGTTGAAGAAAGTTTCATTTATCTAACATTAGAAGTTGACAAGAACGAATATCGATTACCTACCGAAATTCAACAGGTTCGGCAGATTTATCGAAGAAGTGTTGGTTCTCGAACCGGCAGCGGCTCCGGCGGCACTGTATTTGAACCTTTTAATCTAGCTTATTCTAATACCTATCTGCTGAGCTCGACTAATATGGGAGGGCTAGCAACCTATGAATTATTTTCACAGTACCAGGAATTAGTGGGTAAAATGTTTGGATCATTTATTAATTTTACGTGGAACCCTCAAAGTCATAATTTAGTTATTCATCAACGCCCCCGCAGCGAAGAAACGGTGTTGTTATGGGCGTATAATACAAAACCAGATTTTACTATAATCAATGATGTCTATGCGGGGCAATGGATCAAAGATTATTCATTGGCTAACTGTAAAATGATGCTGGGTCAAGCACGTGAAAAGTTCGCTCAAATCGCAGGACCAGGCGGGGGAAGTAGTTTAAATGGCGCTGCAATGAAAGCAGAAGCACAAACAGATCTAGATCGGTTAACTAAAGAATTAGAAACACTCGTGTCCGGCGGCCAGGGTTATTCATTCATACTCGGTTGACATCGATATCAAATTCCTATAGTATATAGTATCGTTAGGAGATTATATGATTATAGGAATTTGCGGTTTTATTGGTTCGGGAAAAGATACAGTTGCCGACTATCTAGTAAATTTCCACGAGTTTCGTAGAGAAAGTTTTGCATCTACTCTAAAAGATGCCGTGAGTGCAGTTTTTGGGTGGGATCGGACTATGCTCGAAGGCAGAACTAAGGAAGCTCGCGAGTGGAGAGAACAGGTAGATCAATGGTGGGCTAAAAAGCTAAACATGCCCACACTTACGCCTCGTTGGGTTTTACAGTATTGGGGGACCGAGGTTTGTCGTAAATCATTCCACGATGATATATGGATAGTCTCGTTAGAAAATAAACTTCGAACCAGCAAAGACAGTGTGGTTATCAGTGATTGCAGATTTCCTAACGAAATAGAAAGTATCCGTAGAGCCGGGGGTAAAATCGTCTGGGTACAGCGAGGGGAATTGCCTAACTGGTACGATCTTGCTGTTGATGCTAATCGAGGTAGTAATATTGCTATCAATGAATTAAAAATGCTTAAAATTCATGCCAGTGAAACTGCATGGGTTGGCACCGAGTTTGATCAGATTCTGAACAATAACGGGTCTATTGATGATTTATACAAGCAAGCTAAAGATTTAATAATCTGCAACGAGGTCTCCCTGCTTCCAGCCTAAATCGCCTTTGCTGATTTCAATAGAGCAATTACTGCATAATGTTTTAAGATTCGAAGGTCTACAGTTATTAAGATTTCCGTCTATGTGAAATACTCTAAATATTTCAGAAATCTTAGATTTAAATCCACATTTTTCGCACTGGGCTTTAAGAGTGTAACCAGCGGTTTTCCATCTAGGAATTCCTGCTCTTAGACCCTTAGATGCACAGGTTTCACAAAGGCTTCTATAAAAAGCCTTTTCTTTTTTATAGTAATTAATAGCTCGGGGTCTTAAACCGCACTTACATAAGGGGCGCATCAAATATTTACACCTTTTTGTTCCCTTTTTATTGGTATCTAACAGCTAATTTTTCTTGGTATCCGCTAAATACTTTGAGCAATTGAAACCAGGAGATTAACCAATGGCACTAACATCCCCGGGCGTACAAGTCACCGTAATTGATGAGAGTTTCTATACACCTGCTGAACCAGGTACAGTACCTCTTATCGTAGTGGCTACCGCAGAGAATAAATTAAACGGAGCAGGTACTTCTACCGCTTCGGCAACGACCGCCGCAAATGCAGGCAAGGCATTTAAACTAACCAGTCAACGAGATCTAACAGAATTCTTTGGTGTTCCTTTCTTTGAAAAGACAGCAACTGGAAACCCAGTGCATGGCGGCGAAAGAAACGAATACGGACTTTTAGCAGCTTACAGCTTGTTAGGTTCATCTAACGCAGCTTTTGTTGTAAGAGCTAACGTAGATTTGAATCAATTAGAAGGCCAAACTACCATTCCGGGATCTGAGTCTACAGACGGTGCATGGTGGGTCAACACTGATTCTACAGCATTTGGGGTTCATGAATGGAATTCCGCTACAGCAGCAGCAGGAGGTCAAAAATTCACAGTTAAGCCTGTAACAGTGCTAACCGACGACGATTCTGCAAAGATCATTCCTAGTTCGTACGATAATCACGGTCGCTGCCCAAGTGGTGCAGTTGGATCTGTTGGAGACTATGCAATAGTTTGGGAATCAACTGCAGCATTAGATGACGATAAAGAATTTGCAAGATTATTTTATAAGAGTCCTGGTAATCAAGGCATGGGAATTAATGCAGGCGACTGGGTATTAGTTGGGTCACCAGAATGGGCAGCAAGCTGGCCAACAGTTCCTGGATCCACAGTAACTTCGTTAACACAAAATAATCAATTTACCATCAACGGAACATTAGTTACAGTACCCGCAGGTGCAACTCTTGCACTTAGATTAGCAGGGTTGAAAAATGCGATCAACGGACTAGCTAATACACAAGGTGTGACCGCAGCGGTAGTCAACGGTAAGTTGAATTTATATTCCGACGGTTCTACAGAAATTGACGGCGACTCGACTCGCAGCGGTAGAATCGTTCTTGCTAATGTAACCGGCACTCCATTAACCAATCTTGGATTTACAGCTGGTACATATTATCAACCAAAACTAACCCATAGTCCGCATACAAATGTTCCATTGTACAAGAGAGCAGATCTAACTTCAACAGTTCAAGGCTATCCTACAGGTTCTGTATGGATTAAAACTACAGAGCCAGGAAATGGTTCTAGAATTCGATTAAGCCGTTGGAACGGAAGTACAAATACATGGATTGCATACTCTGCTCCGTTATATGCAACTACAGATGCAGCATTATATTATCTAGATAGATCAAACGGCGGTAAAAATATTCCGGTTGATTCGGTATTCGTTCAAACTAATGCTACTGAAAATTATTCATATGTTCGCCCGGACGTTAATGCAGGTGCAGATTCTACATTAGAAACTGTAGAATATAGATTATGGCGTAGACGTTCTACTGGCAATACTGTGATCACATCTAAAATGATTACTACTGGAACTTTATCGTCCGGAAGTAAAACTTTTACAATTAAAGAAAGTAGTGTCGGATCACTAGGTTTAAGCACAGCATACACTGTAACATTTACAGCTACAGGCACAGGTGCTGATGCTATCTCGATTGCTTCGGCGATCAATGCTTTGGCTATGGAATATGTTGAAGCTTCAGTGACTGCTGATAACGAATTACAGATTTATCACAAAGCAGGCGGCGACTTTAGAATGTCCGAAACCGTTGGACTGAGTATTTCAACTTTGTTTACAACCTACAACATCATTGTAGGTACTGGTACAGCAAACTTCTATGCAACTACCGCAGGTGCTGCAGATGATTATATCGCAACTAACTGGGAACCACTGGCTGCTGAAAATTATACATCATCCGGTACATCACCATTGAACGAACCAAAAGACGGTCAACTTTGGTTCAATCCAGCAGTAGGCGAAGTTGATATTATGATTCATAATGGATCTACATGGAAAGGTTACAAGAATGTATTCGCAACTACAGATCCAGACGGCCCACAAGTAGCTGCAACAGCACCTACTACACAAAGTGACGGAACTGCTCTAGTAGCTGGAGATCTTTGGATCTCTACAGCAAATTTAGAAGAGTTTCCTGAGATTTATCGTTGGAACGGTGACGCTTTAGAGTGGCAGTTAGTTGATAAAACTGATCAAATCACCGAAGAGGGAATTCTTTTCGGAGATGCTCGTTGGGATCTAAACGGCCAAGAAAGCACTCCGGCAACGATTACTGATTTACTAACCAGCGACTTCCTAGACTTTGACGCTCCGGACCCAGACCTATATCCAAAAGGCATGCTGTTATGGAACACACGTAGATCTAGCGGTAACGTAAAGCGTTATGTTAATAACTATGTCAATACCGCAGAAGACAATCTAAGAATGCCAGGTGCACCAGCAATGACTAATTACTGGACTGATCGTTGGGTTACAGCTTCTGCTAACAACGAAGATGGTTCAGGATCCTTTGGTCGTAAAGCACAGCGTAAGGTTGTGATTGCAGCTATGAAGAGTGTAGTCGACACTAGTTTAGAAATTCGAGACGAAGAGCGCAGAAACTTCAACATGATTGCCGCTCCCGGATATCCAGAAGTCATGCAGAACTTGATCAATCTTAACATCGACCGCGGCCTAACAGCTTTTGTTATCGGTGATACTCCATTGCGCCTGAAGAGCGATGCTACTACACTGACAAATTGGGCAACTAATGCATTAGCAGTCACAGACAACGGCGACGACGGTATTGTTAGCTATGACGAATATTTGGCAGTTTACTATCCAAATGGATTTACCACTGATCTTAGTGGAACCAACGCAGTGGTCCCGGCAAGTCATATGATGTTGAAGACTATTGCACTCAGCGATGCTGTCAGCTATCCATGGTTTGCACCTGCTGGTACACGTCGCGGCGGTATTGTTAATGCAACATCAGTTGGTTATATTGATTCTCTGAGCAATGAATTCCAAACTGTTCAACTCAATGAAGGTCAGCGCGACACACTTTACGAATTGAAGATCAATCCAATTCCATTCTTTGTAGGTGTTGGGCATGTTGCATTTGGCCAAAAGACTAGAGGAAGAAACGCTTCTGCACTAGATAGAATCAACGTAGCACGTTTAGTAGTCTATCTAAGAAGTCAATTAAACAAACTGGCAAGACCATATTTGTTTGAACCTAACGACAAACTCACAAGAGATGAGATCAAAGGTGCTGTAGAGAGCCTGTTGTTAGAATTGGTATCGTTGAGAGCATTATATGACTTTGTGGTTGTTTGCGATGATTCAAATAATACACCAAGCAGAATTGATCGTAACGAACTCTACGTGGATATAGCAATTGTTCCAGTTAAAGCAATTGAGTTCATTTATATTCCACTAAGACTAAGAAACACAGGAGAGATCTAAAATGTCAATTACATCACTAGGTAGATTTGGCGTCCCAAACGACACAGCTGACACAAGCTCAGCTTTGTTGATGCCAAAACTAAAATATAGATTTCGCGTAACATTTCTAGGCTTTGGAGCAGGCGATACAATTGAGTTAACCAAACAAGTTATTGATGCAGCCAGACCCAAAGTTAGTTTTGAAGAAATGCCAATCGATATCTATAACTCAAAAATCAAACTAGCTGGCAAATACTCGTGGGAAAATGTTACAATTAATCTACGAGATGATGCCAACGGCAATGTGCAGAGAGCAGTTGGGTTGCAGGTTCAGAAACAGTTTGACTTCTTAGAGCAAGCTTCAGCTCGCTCAGGTATAGACTACAAGTTCCAAACCAACATCGAAGTATTAGATGGCGGTAACGGTGCAGATGCATTGTCGGTATTAGAAAGGTTTGAACTTTACGGTTGTTTCCTACAAAACGTTGATTATGGTGATTTAAATTACGGTACCAACGAACCGGCCACTGTAGCATTGACTATTGTGTACGATAATGCTATTCAATTCAAAGGAGCTACTGGCTCCGGAGTTGATCGTGGTATTGGTGCTGGTATTGCTAGAACAATCGGCGATACTACAACTGGTTTCCGCGGCGCATAATTACATAAAACTAAAAAACCCGGATTTAATCCGGGTTTTTTTGTGGCATAAATAGTTGTATGGCTGATAAATTTACAAAATTTCTAAGTGGGCTGGCTGACGGATTTCTTCAGGAAGCTACTAATCCCAAAGGCAACATGGGGAATTGGCAACATGCCACTAGGCTATTCTTGCCTAATTCCTACAGATTAACTCCAAGAACTAAGTTTTTATTCTATGCCCAATTTGAGATCGATACGCAAGCAGTCAAAAGTCAAACATTTATTAATAAACATTCTAGCGAAGTTGGCTATCTAATTAAAAGTGCAGACCTGCCTAAATTTACTGTAGATTCTGTTATTAAAAATCAATACAATCGCAAGAAAATAATTTATAAAAATATTACTTACGATCCTCTAAATTTAACATTTCACGACGATAGTCATGGAATCATGAATGCTCTTTGGGCTATATATTTTGGATATTATTCTGCAGATCGATCTTTGCCTAGCGCAGCGTTTGGCGAAACAAAATATAGACCGGCCAACGATCCAAGATCCAACTTTAGATACGGATTAGATAATAATAAATCTGTGGATATTTTTAAATCGATTACACTTTATACTATGAGCCGTAGGCGATATCTTAGTTATAAGTTAATTAATCCCAGGATCAAATCATGGAGTCATGGCGATATGAGCTATGATGCTAATGAATTTAATACAAATACAATGACCCTAGAATATGAATCTATAGTCTATGATCAAGGATCTGTGGCG